AGCATGAGTCGCGTTATCTATCTAGAAAATTCTGGCTTGAGTCATCTGACAACCTGATGTATCAGGGTAAAGCACCAGAATTGTCCGATACTAAAGCAGGAAGAATGCCTGCATTCTTTGAACACTCTAATGTCAACCTCCCTCAATATGCTTGAGGTCTTCGGAATGGAGGCCAGAAGCGTACTATCAGAAATGGAAACACGATTCCCACCAGTCAATCCTACACCTGATGATTCAATCGAAAAGATCATGTACCGCTCTGGTCAACGTTCAGTTGTGGAGTGGTTAGTAAACCGACTTGATGATAACGATGGCTAAACTAAAAAAAAAGTTTTCAGAGCTTTCTGATAAAGTCAAGACAAGACTGAAAAATAAACATGGTGGTAAAAAAGCAGCACAGGCTGCCCACTCTCAAGCACGAAAAGAGTCTGGTAATAAAGCTGACAAGCCTAAAAAGAAAGCCGTTAAGCTTATTAAAGCAGACAAAGGCAAACTTAAACTTAAAGAAGCTAAAAAGATTGCCGATAGAACTGGCCTGTCAATTAAGAAAATTACTAAATTAGCATCTAATAAAGTTCCGGATAAAAAGCTTGGTAATAAATACCAACAGAAAGTTAACCAGGCTAATTTAGATGCAGTCATGAAAGCAGATAATTATACACCACCTAGCACTGATAAAGACGATAAAACAAAGGATAATAAAGACGATAAAACAAAGGATGATAAAAGCGGCGGCGGTGGTGATAAAGACAAAACACCGATCATTGGTGGCCAGACTCCGACTGCAGCGCAAGGTACTAAAATTCAAGGGAAAGGCACAAGAAAAAATATATATACGGGGTTGATTGGGTCTAATAAAGCTCCTTTAAAAAAGAAAGCTCAGTACTACGCAGAAATGCTTGGCGGTAAGACAGGTAGAAGTCAAGAATATATTGACGCTTTAAAATCAGAGGCGACTAAGCGTATGACTATAAATCCTGAAAAATATGGTCGTAGCAAAGAGGGTACTCCCTTTGAAAATCTTTCATTGGCAGAAAAGTATGACAAGGAGAGAACTACATTGCTAGACAATCTAAGGAAACCTTTGGCTGCTCAGCTAAAGGCTCAATCTGATTCAGGATCTGAACTTAATATGTTCTCTGGTGATTCTATTGAATTTAACCCTGCAGCTTTTAGCCGATTTGCTTCTGCTGGAAGTAAAGGTGAGCAAATTAAATCTACGGCTAATAGTCTAGGCATTGGTGATCGTTCATCTTCTGATCGTATCACTGCTTCACTAGGCAAAATCAATGCTGGTCCTAAAAAAGATTACAGCAATACGTTTAAACAACAACTTTCATTCGTCTAATGGCTACAGCTAAATCACGATATGACGCGCTGTCTAGTAACCGTAACCAATTTCTTCAAACCGCAATTGATGCTTCTAAGCTAACGCTTCCGTATTTGATTAAGCAAGACGAAGAGGATAGTAATTACAAAACTCTCATTACTCCCTGGCAAAGCGTTGGCGCCAAAGGCGTTACAACGCTGGCCTCAAAGTTAATGTTAGCTTTGCTACCTCCTCAGACAAGCTTCTTTAAATTACAAATAGATGAATCAACCATACTTTCTGGTGAGCTAGATCCTTCAATCCGTTCTGACTTGGATGCTTCTTTTTCCAAGATCGAACGTACAATGATGGAATCTATTGCTGCTTCAGATGATCGTGTAGTTGTTCATCAGGCACTCAAACATCTTGTAGTGTCAGGCAATGCCCTTATCTACATGGATAAGGATAAGCTTAAGTTGTATCCATTGCATAGGTATGTTGTTGAAAGAGACGGTCTAGGTAACGTCATTGAAATCGTAACTAAAGAAAAAGTCCACAAGACCCTTATCAAAGGGATGCTCAAAGAGATTGACGCAAAAGAAGTCAATCGTGTTGACGACGAATCCACTGGCTATAGCCGTGAAGACGTTGATGTGTACACGATTGTCAAGCGTGACAACAATCGTTTCGTTTGGCATCAAGAGGTCTACGACAAAATTATTCCTAACTCTCAAGGTAAGGCTCCTCTCGATACGACACCATGGCTACCGCTTCGATTCAACTCAGTTGATAACGAGGCTTATGGACGTGGACGTGTCGAAGAATTTATGGGTGACCTGAAGAGTCTTGACGCATTGTCTCAAGCTATCTGCGAAGGCAGTGCAGCAGCAGCAAAGGTTGTGTTTACTGTCTCTCCTTCAAGCACTACAAAGCCAAGCACACTTGCTAAGGCTGGTAATGGAGCCATTGTCCAAGGAAGACCAGATGATATTGGAGTGGTTCAGGTTGGTAAACAGGGTGACTTCAGTACTGCATACCAAATGATTCAGCAGTTTGAACGTCGTCTTGGCGAGGCTTTCCTCGTACTGACTGTTCGTCAGTCTGAGCGCACTACAGCGGAAGAGGTGCGTATGACACAAATGGAACTAGAGCAGCAGCTAGGTGGTTTATTCAGCCTGCTGACTGTTGAGTTCCTTGTTCCATACCTCAACCGAAAGCTTAGTGTCTTCCAGAAAACTGGAGAGATTCCACGGTTACCTAAGAACATTGTCAAGCCAGCAATCGTAGCTGGTGTCAATGCACTTGGCCGTGGACAGGACCGTGAAAGCTTGCAGATGTTTATGCAGACCATTGCACAAACAATGGGTCCAGAGGCGATCTCTCAGTACATCAATCCTGAAGAGGTAGTCAAACGTCTTGCTGCTTCACAGGGTATTGACACCCTCAACCTTGTCAAAACCCAAGAGCAGTTGATGCAAGAACAGCAGCAACAATTTGATCAAGAGCGTGCAATGTCACTTACCAACCAATCTGCACAGTTTGCAGCGACACAGGCACGTCAATAATTTTTAATCTACCCTATGTCTGAAACACTTTCTTATCAAGAAGCTCCGCCTACCGAACAACTCTCTGCTGAAGAGCAGGATTCTCTACAGGTAGGAGAGCAGATGCAGCAAGAGCAGGAACAACTGCTTGCTGGTAAATATAAATCTCCTGAAGATCTAGAGAAGGCATACCTTGAACTACAAAGTAAGTTAGGTGTCAAAGAAGAGAATCAGGAAGAGCCTGAAGCTGAAGAGCAAGGTGAAGCCGAACCTGAAGAGCCTGAACAGAAAACTGAGGACGACAATTCTGATGAAGCATCTGAGCTGACTCAGGAGGACGTTGATTTTCTACGTGATATGGCTGGTGGTAAGGATGGCTATAACTCCATGCTGCAATGGGCATCCAATAACTTAGAGCAAAAAGAGATTGACATGTATGACGCTGTAATGGAGAGAGGTGATCCTAACTCTGTTTACTTTGCTGTACAAGCACTCGTTGGACGTTATAACGACGCCACTGGTTCTGAAGGAACACTCCTTACTGGTAAAGGTTCCAACGCACCTTCCCCTGGTTTCCGTAGTCAACAAGAATTGATCTCTGCTATGTCGGATCCTCGTTATGAAAATGATCCTGCTTACAGAGCAGACGTTATTCAAAAACTAGAAAACTCTGATGTGGACTTCTGATGTCTCAACAATCTGATGTTCTTAAGGCTTATGTAACTAGATACGAACCTGAGCCTGAAAAAAAAGAAGAGAAAGAAACTTCTGAAAAAGAAGAGGAGTGAAAGCGTGGGAGGCACCTCAGAGTCGGACCTCCCCTGCATTGGCATTGGCCCGTACGCGGATACCCTTTGCCGTCTAGACGGTGGGAATAGACCACAAAAAATTTTCTAAGATCTTAGTCCTGTTCATATTTAATTATCCATAACAATGGCACAACAAAATTCTACACTGACCACTAGCCTTACACGGCCTGGTCAATCTAATAGCACGGGTGACGCCCGCGCCCTTTACCTGAAGCTATTTTCAGGTGAGATGTTCAAAGGGTTCCAGAATAACACGATCGCTCGTGATTTGATCATGAAGCGTACACTTAAGAACGGAAAATCTCTCCAGTTTATCTACACTGGTCGCACTAAGTCTGAATTCCATACACCTGGAAACAGCATTTTGGGCAACTCTGATGGTGCACCTCCGGTGGCCGAGAAGACAATTACTGTTGATGATTTGCTGATCTCCAGTGCATTCGTGTACAATTTGGACGAGGTACTTTCGCATTACGATTTGAGGTCTGAGATCTCACGTAAGATCGGATATGCACTTGCTGAAAAGTATGATCGTCTTGCATTCCGTGCTATCGCACGTGGTGCACGTCAAGCATCTCCTATCACTAAGACTGGCTTTGTTGAGCCAGGTGGTACTCAGATCCGTGTTGGTGCAACTACCAACGATTCTGATGCTTTCTCTTCTACAGCTCTGGTGTCCGCGTTCTACGACGCAGCAGCAGCTCTCGACGAAAAGGGTGTCAGCTCTGACGGCCGCGTGGCCGTCCTCAACCCACGCCAGTACTACGAATTGATCCAATCGGTTGGTTCCTCAGGTCTTGTGAACCGTGACGCTCAGGGCACAGCTCTGCAAGGCGGCAACGGCATCATCGAGATTGCTGGTATCAAGATCTTCAAGTCCATGAACATCCCGTTCCTGGGCAAGTACGGCACCGCTTACGGCGGAACCACTGGTGTTACCTCACCTACCA